GTACATAACGATTTATTATAAGTCTCCAATACGCTGGCTATAAATCCTTCAATAGTATCGATTTTTTAATTCAAAATTTGCTACATCTCCCGCGCGAACCAGCGTATCCGCCCGATTATATTCACCTCATCCGCGGTGCATTCATAGGGCTGATAAAGCTGGTTGTCGGAGATAATCCGGACCCGAGGCGGATCACTATGCGGGATGTGCTCCAGCCGTTTGGCAACAAGCCCCATGCCGTCGTGCAGCACAAAAATCCCGGGCGGCGTCGGGATCTTACGTCCTACATCCACGAGAACCGTGTCGCCATCATTCAGCGTCGGCATCATGCTGTCCCCTTCGACATGCATGATCCTCAGGTTTGACGGATCCGATTTGATATCGTGTTTGATCCACGATTTCTGGAAGTGATAGGGACGTCCGTAATTGGGCTCGATATCAACGGATCGACCACCGCCCATCGAAGGCCGAACTTCGACATAGGGCACCGAGACAAAGACATCGTCGGGATTATCGATGACTGGCGTCTCGCCTTCGATGTTACCGCTCCCGCGCATCAGCCAGTTACGGTCGACCTTCAGAACGTCGGCGATCCGACCGAGCTTGATCAGATTCGGCTTTTCCGAGCGTCCATTAACGATGTCATAGATGAAGGACCGGTTGAGCCCCGTTTCCTGGGCCAGTTGCGCCGGTGTCATGCCCAGCTGCTCGGTCCGCGCCCTGATTCTGTCGGCAAGCGAATGTTGCATGGAGCACCTCTAAAAGTTGGCCGGCGGTGGATAAGGAGGAAAACCTAAAATATTCCGGATGAATTGGACCTAAGCGGATTGATTCTCTTTCGTCAACTGATAAGAACGTAACATGAACAAGAATGTGCGGGTGTGTGATGGTGTTACGGCGTATCGACAAGGAGTATTTCCCGCTAGAGGAGGTTGTCGCCGAATGGCAGCTTCCTAAATTCGACCTGCTTTATCTGGTCGAAACCGGCGGATTGCGCCTTTCGATTCGCATCACGCGGCTCAGTGTGGAACAGGGCGACACTGAAGAGGTCGAGCGAGGTGTCTCGGTCCGCGTCCCCGCGAGGCATGGAAAATATACCGGTATTGTCGACCTCTTTGAAAGCGATGCCCGCACCATTCTCGTGAAGGGTAAAACCACCGTGTCGTGGTTTATGGTACCTCAACCCGGCTATATGACAGTAAATACCGACGACGGCTCCATTGAGGTCGATAAAAGCGAGCTGCTGCTTACGAAGCAGGAAAAGAACCGTTTTGAAGGCACAATCGAGAAAACACCAACGGTCCAGCTGACGGCCAATGACATTCCCCAAGTACCCTTTGCCTTTAGCAAAGATTACAAACAGGTCAGCATCGGGACGTCCAAATTCCGTCTGGGAGAGCGGCAGGCATCGGTTATCCGGCAGCTCCGTCAGGCGGCCATAGCGGGCGATCCTTGGTGCCTGGGTAAAACCTTACTTGCCAATTCGGGCTCCACAAGTTTGCGCATGAATGACCTTTTCAAATCGCAAGCAGGCTGGCGTCTGCTTATCGCCTCGGATGGCCGCGGCCGCTACCGGCTTAATACCGAGATCGTTCCGGGCTGATTTTATCGCCTGCGACCAGACACTTTTACATCCAACGGCCATCCCACCGAGAACTTCATATCTGGCCTCAAGTTTTGCCGGTTGGATAAGCTCACATCCAACCATTATCCCTCATTCATCCATCACTGATCCAACCAATTATCCTGTACTATCCCCCTTTTCATCCATCTCCGATCCCCACGACAGGCGTTTCTGACGCTGCCATGTTCGCTCAGGTTTTAGACACAAACCCCGGAGCACACCATGGACGTCAAACACCTCAATCAACTTCAACTGGCCAACCGATGGACAGTCTCGGCCCGCACGCTGGAACGCTGGCGCTGGTCGGGTGAAGGCCCGCAATTCCTCAAAATCGGTGGCCGCGTCGTCTACCGGCTGGAAGATATTCTGGCTTATGAAGCCAGGCAGCTTCGTGACCTCACACCCGGCCTCGTCCGGAAATCAGCGTGAGGGGCATGATCATGACAATTTCAAATCAACTGACGCTTGAAGGGTTCGCAAGGCTTTCGATTGCTGAAATCGTTGCCCTGCCTGCTGCCGAACTGGCTCGCCTTCAAAGAGAAACCGATGACACTCTTAAAAAGGCCAAGGCAACAGTTGCCTGGCTCGATAGCGCGCTCCTCACAAAATATCGGGACAAGGCTCAAGACGCACGCCGTGACGCCGGCAAGGATTTCGGAACGGTAAGGTTCTCTGACGGCGAGATCACAATCGTCTCGGAACTGCCCAAAAAGGTCGAATGGGACAAGCACGAGCTTGGCGAACTGATCGAGCACATCAAAGCAATTGGTGATGATCCGCTTGACTATGTCGATGTCTCCTTCTCGGTCTCCGAGCGCAAATACTCAAGTTGGCCCACGCGCTTCCGCACAATGTTCCAGGAAGCACGCACCGTTAGCGGCGGCCGCCAAACATTCAAACTCACGATAGCAAAGGAGGATGCGTAATGGCGCTTCCCATTATCTCGGCCGATGAGCGGCTTTCCCAACGCCGTGGCATCAAGGCGGCTATTTTCGGCAAATGCGGCTTAGGTAAAACCTCGCTGCTCTGGACGCTACCACCCGAGAAAACCCTGTTCATGGATCTCGAGGCAGGCGATCTCGCGGTTGAAGGCTGGGCGGGTGATACGATCCGTCCGCGCACCTGGACAGACTGCCGCGACTTCGCTGTCTTTATCGGCGGTCCCAACCCCGCTTTGCGCGATGATCAGGTCTACAGCGATGCGCACTATGCCGCTGTTATCGATAAATATGGCGATGCGTCTGCCCTTGATCGGTACGACACGATCTTCGTCGACTCGATCACAGTCGCTGGTCGTCTATGTTTCCAGTGGTGTCGCGGACAACCTGAAGCGTTTTCCGATAAAACCAGTAAGCCGGATATTCGCGGCGCTTACGGCCTTCATGGCCGCGAGATGATCGGGTGGTTGACCCATCTCCAGCACACACGTTCGAAGAACATCGTTTTCGTCGGCGTGCTTGACGAGAAACTTGATGACTTCAACCGCAAGCTCTTCGTGCCGCAAATCGACGGTGCCAAGACCGGCTTGGAGCTCCCGGGCATTGTCGATGAGGTTTTGACCTTAGCGGAACTCAAAAGCGAGGACGGCGCGCTTCACCGCGCCTTTGTTTGCCAGACGCTGAACACCTGGGGCTATCCGGCCAAGGATCGCTCGGGCCGTCTTGAGCTTACGGAAGAACCCCATCTCGGACGCTTGTTTGAAAAGATCAATGGACCCGTTCGGCCCGCATCCGAGCGTCTGACTTATGAACCGATACCGGCGCTTGCGCCCGCAACCCACTGATTTTCACCCTTAAAGGAGCCTGAAACAATGACCGCATGGAACGACTTTAACGATGCCGACCAAGGCATCAATCTCATCCCGAAGAACACGATCGCCAAAGTTCGCCTGACCATTCGGCCGGGTGGCTTTGATGACGCCTCGCAAGGCTGGACCGGAGGCTATGCAACGAAAAGCTCCTCGGGCAGCGTCTATCTCAATGTTGACTACACGGTCGTTGAAGGACCTTACGCCAAGCGCAAGATCTTCTCGATGATCGGACTGTTCAGTGCCAACGGACCAAACTGGGCAAGTATGGGGCGCTCGCTTGTGCGCTCTATCCTGAACTCGGCGCGCGGGCTTTCGGATCGTGACAATTCTGCGGAAGCGCAGAACGCGCGGCGTATTCAAGGCTTCGCTGATCTTGATGGGCTCGAATTTTTAGCCCGCATCGATATCGGCACGGACACGAATGGTGACGAGAAGAACGATATCCGCGCAGCCGTCACGAAAGACCACAAGGATTACGCAGCTCTGATCGGGGGCGGTCAAGCTGCTCCCGCGCTTCCCCAGCAATCCTACCAGCCGCGTTACGAGGCACCACAAGCGGCCTCCACTCGTCCCTCCTGGGCCAAGTAAATTCATCAAAAACTAAAACGCGCGGTGAACCCTCATGCTGGATCTCGACGACCTCGAACGTAAAGCGCTTCTGCGCACTCTTTCACCGATTGCCGAGATCATGACCGAGCTCGGTTGGCACCGCGCGTTGAACTCGCTTTCCGAAGGCGACGTTCTGATGCTTTCCGAAGCCATTCTCGAGGCGTTCCAGAATGCGCTTGTCGATCTCAAATCCCGATCCCGTATTCCCGATGAGGAGATACCCTTCTGATGCTTGATTTCAATTCAAGAACGGCACTGAGCACCCGCGTAAATGCCTTGATCGATACCGCGCTGGAAAGCCGTCACGCTTCCACCCCGCGGCGCACCTATCTTGGTGGCTCGCGACTGGGGGCTAATTGCGAACGTGCCCTGCAGATCGAATATTCCGGTATCCCGAAAGACGCCGGCTCCGACTTCAAGGGCCAGACCTTGCGCATCTTCGATATCGGTCACGCGCTCGAAGATCTTGCCGTCGCGTGGTTGCGCCTCGCAGGCTTTGAACTCTTTACCCGCAAAGGTAACAGGCCCGACGGCGAGCAATTCGGCTTCTCGGTCGCAAATAATCGTCTGCGTGGTCATGTCGACGGCATCATTGCGTCTTTCCCTGAACCGCTGGGCTTTGAGGCGCCTGCGCTTTGGGAATGCAAGACGATGAACGCCAAGACCTGGCGCGAGACCGTCAAGAACGGCGTCGTTCTGACAAAGCCGATCTATGCCGCCCAGATTGCAATCTATCAGGCCTATATGGAGCC